TCATATAATATACGACATCGATTACTCGATTATAGATGGGATTATAAATGAATCAAAACCTGACAGTCGTTTGCGAAGCGCAACTAAGCCTAGAAAAACAAGGCAAAGAATCCCAAACACCTAGCGGAAATATTGTTGCCCGTGTTACTACATGGGGCAAGCGTGAAGGCGCAGACGGTAGAAAATTTAACTATCAGCCAGAAGGTTTTTCTGAATGGGCTGAAATGTTTAAGTCTGAGGGTAAACCCCTACCAATGTTCTTAAACCATAACGATATGGGTATGCCCGTAGGTCAATGGAATGAATTTAACTTTGATAAAGATGGCATGGTTGCTAAAGGCAATCTGTTTATGAATACATCAACTGGTTCTGATCTTTATGAAGTATTGAAATCATCCCCAAATCTATTTGGCGGTGTTTCAGTTGGCGCATACGCTGATGAAGCACAATGGGTTGATGGCGATGGCGAGCCATTAGACGATGACGATGATGGCGATGAATCGTATTTTCAAATCACCAAAGGCGGTTTGCGTGAAGTATCCGTTGTGATGTACCCAAACAATCCAAATGCTGAAATTCAAAAATTAGAGTGTTTCGATGCCGAAGGGCATTTGAATCCTCGTGTAGTTGAACAAACCTTGCGTGATGCTGGGTTGTCCAAGAAAGGTGCGACCACCGCATCTTCCGTCTTTAAGAAAATTCTTGAACAGCGTGATGCCGTCAAGGAAGTTGTTAAAGAAACACCACAACCAAGTGAGTTGGAAGCGGTGGTAAACGAAGCTGATGAATTACTCAAAGCCCTTGAGGAAAGAGAAATTCTTAAAGCATTATCTAAACGCATCAAATAAGGAAAAATCATGTCTGAAAAGATTATTGAAAAACTTGATGCAATCGAATCACAAACGGTTGCTAAAGTAGAAGAAGTAAAAGCGGAAGCAGTTGCCGCAGTTGAAGCCGCTAAAGCAGAAATGACCGAAAAGGTTGTTGCTTTGGAAGCTAAGATTTCTGAAATTGCATCTGCACCATCTATCATCAAGCCAGCTAAAAGCGTTCGTGCTGATGTAAACAAAATGGTTAAAGAGCAACTTTCCAAATTTGCTAAAAAAGGCAAAATGGAAAAAGAGTTGAAGATGTTTGAAGATGAAGCCCAATATCAAGCATACCTAACTGAAAGTTCATCTTTGACTGGTGGCGGTTACAATGTGGGTGGTCGTACAGCCTATGATCCTGTATTCCACACCTTGCGTTTGTTAAATCCTATGCGTGGCCTTTCCCGTAATGTAACAACTGATGGTTCTACCTATCAGTTCCGTGCAAAAACTGGTAATGCTGGTGCTACCTGGGGTTACTCAGTTCAGAACAACGGTGCGGCTACAACTGAAAGCACAAACATCTGGCAATTAGTATTGCAAGACTTGAATGTCCAGTTCCCAATCCGTACAGCGGCTCTTGATGACATCGATGGTTTGGAAGCTAATGTGGTTGATGATATGTTGATGGAATTTAGCCAAGTTGAAGGCCAATCAATGATCCAAAACAACGATCAAACCGATACACCTAATACATACGGTGGTACACAAGGTTTGCGTGGTTTGAATCAATATGCTAACTTAGGCGCTAACGCAACCTATACTGGCGGCACAATCACAGTTGGTGCATTCGGTACTTCTGGTATTTCTACAAGTAATGGTTTGAACAGCTTGGCAGTTTATGACCAGCTTACAACCAACGGTAGCACTATCGGTGCAGCTAATGTCACATACCAAGACATTATTACTTTCATCTATAGCTTGCCACAACAATACTGGACACCTACAGCTAAGTTCATGGTAAACCCAATCTTCTTGTCACAAATTCGTGGCTTGAAAGATAACAACGGCACACCAATTTTTGAACGTATGCACCCAGGTGATGCTGATGGTATCGTTGGTAAGATGCTTGGCTTTGATGTTGTTGTTAATAAGTATTGCGATAATCCAAGCAACTTTACTGGCAACACAGCAAGCAACTTGTTCCCAATGTATTTTGGTGATTGGCAACGAGGTCATACCATTGTTGATCGTTTGAACATGGTTCTAAGGAGATACGACCAAACGTTGCCCGGATATATAACATTCTATGGTGAAAAGCGTTTGGCAGCATCAAATGTTGATCCATTAAGTATCATTGCTTATCGTTCTACTGGTACAGCGTAATAAAGGCGGGGCGGCTAAATACCGCCCCACTTTCAATCTTTTGGAATAAATATGAAAAACCAAATCATCCTAGAAGCAATTAAAACAGCCCTTACCGATAAAAACGGTAATGAGGTAAAGGTAAACTTAAAAGAAGCATCTGCCCTTACTGGCTCTGGCTCTGGGGTTGGTGGTCGTGTTATTTATGACGATGCGTTTGCATCATTGCGTATGGCTAACCCATTGCGGGTATCAAGCCGTGAAATTACTACGATTGGTTCAGATCAAGCTTTCGTTGTGAAAACTGGTAATGCAACCAATCCTACAAATCCCTGGGGCTATCCAGTTAATGTGAATACTGGTACTCCAAACATTGCCACATCATTTTGGCAATTACCTTTACAAGCTATTACAGCGCAGTTGCCAGTTCGTACTGCAGTAATGTCTGATATTAATAATCTTGATCCAGCAATCGTTGGTGATTTATTGCTTGAATTTAGCCAACAAGAAGCATTATCTATGATCCTCAATAACGATCAAGCTGGTTCAACAACTACTTCAACTGGTGCAACAAGTGGCTTGCGAGGTTTGAATTACTATCCAAGTGGTTCATCTGCCGCATTTGGCACAAGCGGTTCTGGCGCAACCGCTGGTTTGCATACAGTTAAGACTGTAAGTACCGCAACTGGTGGCGCAATTGGTTATAACGACATTGCCGCTTTAGCATCTGCATTGCCAGCACAATATTGGTCATTGCCAGGCACTTCTTGGCATATGCACCCATCTACTATCCTTGCATTGCGTGAATTGGTAAGTTCATCTGGCCAACCACTCTTTGTTGAAGTTGGTGATTCTGATGGCGGTGCTGTGGCTCATGTATTTGGTTTCCCAGTAGTACCAAACCCATATATGCAAACCGTTGCTTCTGGTGCGTTCCCTGTATATTTGGCCAACTGGGATAAGTTCTTAACTATCGTGGATCACGAAGAATTTAGCATCCAGCGTTTAGAACAAACACAACCAGGCACAGTTACACTTTATGCTGAAAAGCGTGTTTGCTCTACAATTCGTGATGTATTTGCGGGTGTCCGTTTAGAATCATAAGGCCAATATGCCATTAGATAGTTACACAAATGGGCCGTATTTAGGTACAGCCCGTAACCCTTTTAGCTATGAAAAGATTGAGCAAACCAGCCGTGATTTGCAAACGGAATGGCTAACGCTAGATCAAATTACTCAACAGTTAAATTTGTTTGGTGATACAAGCCAAGATGATTATTTACAAAGTCTTGAATTAGCGACCCGTATGGCGATTGAGGACTACTTAGGTATGTCCATATTCCCAATTAGCTATAAAGTCTATTACGGGGCGTTTAATGGCATGAGTGGCACACAAACGCTACTCAATCTCCCAGAGATAAGCCAAGATAATCAATATCAACCTGGAACAGTTATTAATAGTGTTGGCTATTGGAATGGCAATCAACCACCAACATTTACTTTACTTGATCCTAGTCAATATTATTATGATCCTACTGGTAATCAAGTAGTGGCTACGGGTTTTCCCGAAGAAGTAAACCAAGTAATGAGTAATCCTATTGTGGTTCAATATTCAACTGGTGCAAGCCCTTATGCTCAATATCCAGTTATTCAACAAGCTGGATTAATGCTTTTGACCCATCTTTATAACAATCGTAGCGATACTATTATGGGCAATATGACCAAAATCCCATTTGGCGTAGAGCAATTATTAAGACCTTATAAACCACTTGTATTGTGAGCAAATAGATGGGTATTGCTCGTTTTGAAACAGTTAATGTTAATAATGTATCTATTACCGTAGATGACATTGGTCAAACTGTTACTAATATTTCTTTATGGTTTCAAACCCGTGCAAGGGTAATGGATATTAAAGAAGCATTACATATTAATAAAGATGATCGTATTTATTCAGATACAGCTAAATTTGTCCTAAATAACACTCCAAATACCTTGCAAATGGCAATAAATCAAGTTGGATATTCTTTTGGATGGCGTGGCCAAGATTGGCGTATTTCAGATGTTTATGAAGCAAACGACAAAATGAGTATTACTTTTTTGGTTTATAGAAACGATCCTACGACACAAGTATGACAGTTCAACAGAATCCGCTTAATTATGCACAAGCTATTCAGGCTCAATTGTCTGGGATTGTTTCTGTGCCTGTTTATGCCAACTTTAATCGTAATTATGCAACCCAGCCAAAATTTATTACTTGGCAATTAAGAAATATTCACCAGCCTGTTTATACTGGTTCAACCCAAAGTGTAAAAGGTATTGATAAGCCAATATTTCAGATTAATGTATTTGCTCAGAATATGGCAGATGCTTTTAATATTAGCAATTCCATATTACAATCTTTGCACGGTTACAGCGGTCAATTTGGTGGTTCTGGTGGTTTTGAAATATCAAAAGCCGATGTAAATTGGCTGTATAATACTTATGACGATACAGTAAAGCTAAACCATATTGTTATGGATTGCACTTTATATATTCCAACATAAGATATTTTGTTTAACTTTAATTTAAGGAATTACTAAAATGGCACTTCCAAATCAAGTCTTACCTGGCTTTTCGGCATCGCTATGGTGTCAAACTGGCGCAACTCCTGTACCGCTAACACTTACACAATTGGCAACTTGGACAGGCGAAGTTCAAGATATTGTTGGCACAACTGCTAACGGTTTAGGCACTTCTGGCGAACAGTTAAATGTTGAAGCCATCCCTAAGTTTGGTCAAGATGATGCTTCTGCAAATTTTTATGTTGCTGGTAGCCGTCAATCTGATGTTATCCCTACCCAAAGCAAACCGACATCATTAAGCATTGTTGCCGCATGGAATCCATCTGATGCTGGCCTTTTGCTAATGCGTGGTGATGCTTACAGCGGTATTATTGATCGTACATTCGTTATTGCCGCTGTAGATGGTGCTAATACCGTTGCTTATGCGTTCAATGGCCGTGTATCTGAATTTACTATTGATACCGCACCAAACCAAGAAGCAAAATGCACATTCACGATTCATCCTCGTGGCAATCAATATGGTTGGTCAAACAATACTTAATAAAATGCCCACAATAAAAGATAATGCAGATTTAGCAAATTATTTGACTTACCTAGCTGGCCAAGCCGATTCTGGTGTTAAGGATTGGTTTGGTTGGCAACAGCAAAAGATTATGGGAGTTGATCTGGCTTATCAGATCGCTTCCCATCATGCTGATAAATTAACACCAGATGAAATTACATCTTTTGTGCGAAAACTAAATAATTCGATATTCGAGAATTTAATAAAGCCAAAATGACATCCTTTAAAATTACTGGGACAGGCATCCAAGAATTTAAAGAATTGTTAGAAGAAATCCAAGATGATTTTGGCCCTAAAGATACCAAAAACATTCTTAGAAATGCCGCAAGAATGGCAATGCAACCAGTATTGGAAACTGCTAGAGCATTAGTTCCAAAAGATACTGGGCAATTGGCCGCCAGCCTTCAAGTTGAATCTAGGAAGCCAACCACCAAAGATCGTGCATCAAAATATGTAACTCCAAATGATGTGGTTATTGGAAGGGTATCAGTTGCACCTGGAAGTAAATTTAAACCAAAGCTATTTCATAATTTGCATAGCAACAGGAAATCTTTAAAACAATATGCCGTTATGGATGGCAGAGCAATGTTTGTTGAATTTGGTACGGCTAAAATGCCAGCAAAACCTTATTTACGACCATCATTAGAATCAAACTCAGGTAATGTAGTTGCTGATCTTGGCAATACTTTGGGTAAAACTTTAGAAAAATATAAAGCAAAACAAGCTAGGAAAACACTATGAATCAATTTGCAAATGCTTTAGGCAAGAAATTTCTTGAAAATCAAGATTTGGTTAGAATTCGTTCATTTGAATTAAATGGCCATACTTTTAAAGTAAAAGTTCCAACCACATTGGAGTTTGAAGCCATAAACGAAAGAATCAAGAAAATCGATGATGATTTAGTTAATAAGTATTATGAAGATTTTGCAAAGCCATTTATTGAAAAAAGGGCTGATTTTGAAAAAGAAGAAGGCATTGAATATAAAGATAATGATGTGATTATCAAAGATAAATCAATGCGAGAAACTGCATTAAATAAAGTTATTACTGAAAATAGAATAACTGAAATGTTTAAATTAATAGTTCCAGAACAATCTGATTTTGATATGGAAACTATTACTTATTCAATGATTGAGGAATTATTCCCGTTTGCAATTCAATTGGAAATCATTGAAAGTATCACCACTACTATATCCCCAAATTATAAGGAAACTAGGGGAAAGTAATTGGGTCTATTCGTAGGCAAGTAAAAGCCTATTTAATTGCTCATGGATCAGACCCTAAAAATATCGATGAGGAAACATTCGCAGATATTTGCGTAATGTATGCCGATGGATTAATTGGCAATAGATCAATACTTGAAGTATTAGGATCATTGACGGCTGGCCATTTTAATTCAATGCTTCCAAAAGGCAAGTCAGCCTATGATTTACAAGCTATAATACCCAGAGTATATGATTATTTATATCCCCCATTATCAGAGGAAGCGAAACGGAATCAAGTAAGCGATCAATTATTAGCGTTCGCGATGCTTGCCCCAAATGCCCCAAAACAGTTTTTTAAAGGAAAATAGATGGCAAATATAGCAAGTTTGGGCGTGGTTCTGGGATTGGATTCAGCCGAATTCAATGCTGGAATGAAACAAGCCGAAACCTTGCTTGATGGCTTTCAAGAAAAACTGGTTGAATTAGCGGGAATTGCCGCATTTGCGGAAATGGTCAATAAGTCTTTGGAATATGCAAATTCCATTGAAAAGACCGCAAAAGCCAATGATGTAGCCACAGCATCCGTTTTACAGCTTTCCGAAGCATTGGAAAAGAATGGTGGTAGCGCAGAAGATACCAGCCGTATATATTCTGGATTTACCCAGAAGCTAGAATCAGCCGTTTCTGGCAATCTCAAAGTTCAACAATCATTTCAAAAAGTTGGTGTCAGCCTTAATGATCTAAAAACTTTATCAGAACAAGATTTATTTGAAAAAACTATTTCTGGTTTAGCAACCATGAGGGATTCTGCCGAACGGAATGGTTTGGCGTTTCAGTTGCTTGGTCGTGGCATTAAAGGTGTTGATATTGTCGGTCTTAACAAAGATTTGGAAGAATCTAAAGGAAGTTTTGATAAATATTCTGCCAGCATCCAACAAGCGCATCAATTATCTATTGAATTGGAAGCCGCAAGCAAAAAATTAACCTTAACTTTTACAGCGGCAGTTATCCCATCGTTAAAGCTGGTATATGACGATTTAACCCAAAGCAGTACGGCAATGGCTACCTTTGGTAGTGTTCTTGAAAATATTGCGGCTGGTGCGGCCATTACCTTTGCGGCCATTAAAGTTGATGTATTACAGTTATGGGATGTTGTTAAAGGCACGGTATTGGTTTTGCGGGATGCCGCCAATCCAGCACTATGGGGTCAAATTGAAAATGACACCAAAAATGCCCTTAATGAAATGCAACTGGATTGGTCTAAGTACCAAGAATTTGTGGCAAAGGCATCAATGCCACCACAAGCCATTAAACCAGAAGTGCAAGAAAATATTAATCGCCCTGTTATTAACGGATTGGCTAAACAATTAGGCGCAGTAAACGCTTTAACAGAAGCGTATAAAAATCAGCAAGATTTAATCTTACAGGGTTTGAAAGATAAAGAATCAGATATTTATCTAACTAAAAACCAAAAAGAATTGAATGATGCCATCAATAAAGTGATCCTTGAAAGGGATCGCATGATTGGCGAAATTAATAAGAAAGAAGAAGCTGCTAAAGGCACAGTTGGTGGCGGTACGATTATTGCTGATCTTGAAAAGCAAAAGCAAAAAGTTTATGAATTAACTGGTGCATATATAGATTTAACTGTTGAGCAAGTGCAAAAAAGCCAAGCGGCACAACAGACATTTAGCAATGGTTGGGATAAAGCTTATCAACAATGGATAGATAATAGCAATAATGCCGCACAACAAGGCCAACAATCATTCCAAGTGGTAATGACCAATATGGATAACGCATTATCTAAATTTGTTGAAAAGGGCAAAATAAACTTTAAATCATTAGCCGATTCTATAATTCAGCAATTAATACTGATTCAAGCCCGTGCCGCTATGACACAAATGTTTGCTGGGGCAAGCGGATTATTTGCTGGCATGATGGGTACTAGCGGTGGTGGCGCAACAATTCACGATTATTCAACTTCTGCCGTTGGTAGCACTTTTGCATCTGGTGGAACATTTGCTGGCGGTACGCCAATGCTTGTTGGTGAAAATGGCCCAGAAATCGTTGTTCCACAAACGGGTGGCACAGTTATTCCAAATAACAAATTGGCCGATGCTATGACCAGTTCAAGCCAACCATCTGTTCAATACAATGGCCCATATATCGCCAGTATGTCAGCAATCGATACTCAATCAGCAACGCAATTTTTGGCGGCCAATCAAAACGCAGTTTGGGGCGCATATCAAAACGCCCAACGCAGTTTGCCACAAACAAGGTAATTTATGACCGCAACACTTAATACGATTCTTGCTATATCTGAACAAGTAACCATCAACGATCAAAGGATGGTTGGTCAGGTTATTAGCCGTAACCAAAGAATTAGCACAAGCGAAATTATTACTGTTGTGCCATTCCAATTTACCTTTAAACCAAACAATTACCAGCTATATAGTCAAAATAGGGCATTATTGGCTAATTTAAGGACTTATGATAAATCCCTTACCCAATACTTGAATTTTGGAACTACTGGTTGGGCTAATTACATCAATTATCAAGGCGATTTAACATCAACACAAATTTCAGCTTGCACATTTGATACATCATCATCCGCTAAAAACTTGATATTAGATGGAGTACCAACGGGTACGCCAACTGCTTATGTGGTTCGTGCTGGTGATTTTATTCAAGCTGGCCAATATACTTATATTGCAACGCAAAATGTTCAATGTGGATCAACTGGCACGGTAACTATTCCAGTTCATAGAAACTTGATTGATGGCCCATTAACTTCTGGGATCACAGCGGTTATGGGTCAATATGGCACAACGCAAGCGATGGGCGGCAATACTTATACTGGTGTAACTTTCCCAGTTATTTTGCAACAATACCCAACTTATACCCTTATCCCAATGACTAATGATTCTTTCATTTCTTGGACAGGGCCATTCAAGGCATTTGAATCTGTATTATGACCACACCAATAGTACCAATACAAAATACAAACAATATTCGATATGCGGATTTTGTTCGGGTTGTTGCTGGTAGCGAAACATTTATGTTTGCAACTACGCCATCTTCCATTACCGTTCCAGCAATTAGCAGTATGCCGTTTGATGGGCTTGGTCAATTAGTCAATATTGGTAAGGTTCAACGGGATATTAAATCAACCGCCAGCCAAACAACCATTGTAATGAATGGTATCGATACGGCTATGCTTGGATGGGTATTAGGGCAAGATATTAAAGGTGCGGCAATTACCATGTGGAAGGGTTTTTTTGATACTAATGGAAACCTTATCACTACTGGTGGTACTGGCGGCTTGTATCAGTATTTCTATGGATTTGTGAACACATTTAGTATTGGTGAAACATGGAACGAAGAAGCAAGGATGTATGTTGGCAACATTACTGTTAGTGCGGCAAACATTCAAATGATTTTGCAGAACCGTATTGTTGGGCGATATACCAATAATGCAAGCTGGGAATACTTTACTCCAGGTGATACATCAATGAATCGGGTGGCTACTATTTCAACCATTTACTATGCTTTTGGTGCGGCCGCTGTAACGCTATGATCCGTTTTGCAAATAAGTTTGACAATAAGACAATATGGGAATTACTAAAAGATTTTTGTTACAAAAAGCAGTTTAATGTTAGTTTGGATGAATCTGAATGGTCGGAAGAATTTGTAAATAACCGATTATCAATGATTTATGCTGGTTTAGGATTTGTTTTAATTGCGAAAGATGGCATATTGGTTGCAGTTAAAAATCCTTGTTTTTGGTTAGATAATGTATTTGTTTTGCAAGAAATAATGTGGCATAGCAAAACAACAAAAACTGCGGTGGCATTATTAGAGAAGTTTATAGAAATTGGAAAAGAAATGGTTAAATCTGGCGAAGTGCGTGAAATACATTTTGCCAGTTTTGGAAATGCAGATTTTAGTAAATATGGCGCAGTTAAACATCAAACAGCCTGGAAGATATAAATGCAAGCAATAGTTGGTGCGGCTTTAACCGCCCTTAGTTTTATTCCTGGTATGCAATTCTTATTGCCAATGGGTTTAACCCTTATGGCTTCTGCCGTCATATCAAAATTACTTGGCCCACAACAACCAACAGCACCTACACAATTAAATACTGGATCAAGCCTACAAATTCAGCCTGGAACAAGCAATAAATTGCCTGTTGTTTATGGTAACTGTTATGTTGGTGGCACAATTGTTGATGTATCCATTTCTTCTGATAATCAACAGCTTTATTATGTTTTAGCTTTATCCGAAGTAACTGGAAATGGCACGGATTCGTTTTCTTTTGGCAATGTGAATTATGGTGGCCGATTCTGCTTATTTTCAGGATATTCCTATAATAGTTCTGGAATAACTGTATCAAGCATATCTGGAAATCAAATTGTTTATTCTGGAACGCCAAGCATACCGATTGAAGCTGGCACTACATTGACATTCAATAATGGCACTAATGCCATTGTTTATTTTGTTAGCGGCACAAATCCAACGACAAAAGTTATTGAATTTACCATTGCAATTGATCCAACTGTATCGGCTGGCGCAACGATTTATCAATTTGTAAACGGCAAAAATCCAGCAGTTGTGGGATTACAAGATTTATCAACGGGGGCAATTAATTCCAATATTAATGGATATATCAATATCTATCTATATAGCAATGGTTCTAATTCTCCATATAATAGTTCTACATCTGCCATAACATTGATGCAGTCATCTAATCTTACTTATACATGGGATTCTAGTAAGCTAATGACCAATTGTGCATTTGCCATTATTCATCTTACTTATAATTCTAGTTCAGGGGTAACTGGGCTTGCACAAACTCAGTTTGAAATTATCAACCCTAGAAGCGCACCTGGCGATGTTATTTATGATTATTTAACTAATACTGTATATGGTGGCGCAGTTCCAACATCACAAGTTGATACAACAAGTTTGACGGCATTAAATACTTATTGCGCCCAAACAATTACCTTTAATAATTATCTTGGAGTTCCATTAACACAGCCAAGATTTACATTTAATGGCGCAGTCGATACTACGCAAAATGTCATGCAAAATATTCAAAACATGACAAATTGTTGCGATTGTTTGCTTACATTCAATCAAATATATGGCTATTGGTCTGTTATTGTTCAAGAACCAACCTATACAGTTGCAATGGATATTGATGATTCCAATATGGTATCTACAATTACCATTCAAACAATGGATATAAGCAATACATACAATATTGCACAATGTCAGTTCCCAGATATTACATTGTTTAGCTCGTTTAATACCAGCACGATCAATTTGAATTTAGTTGATCCATCATTGCTCTATCCAAATGAACCAGCAAATAGTCAAACCATTCAATTGCCATTGGTGAATAATGATGTGCAAGCACAGTTATTGGCTACTAGATTTCTAAAAGCCGCACGACTTGATTTAATGGTGCAATGCACCGTAAATTATATTGGCCTTGAATTAGAAGCTGGCGATATAGTTACCTTAACTAACGCCAATTATGGATGGGTTGCCAAACTCATGCGAATATTTAAAGTTGAACAAAACTTTGCCCCAGACGGAACAATTACTGTTGCTTTGCAATTACAAGCATACGATCCAACTGTATTTAATGATGCAGCAGTTACTCAATACAATCCATTGCCTAATAGTGGTTTGCCAAGCCCAAATATTTTTGGAATAGTGCCAGCACCAATTGTTATTAATAATTTAAATAATTTGCCTATTCCGACTATTGAAATACAGGCAACAACTAGCACATCTGGAATTGTTCAATATGCAGAAATTTGGTATTCGGCTTATGCAACACCAAGTCCATCCCAAATGATGTTGGCGGGTACTACTGCCGTACAACCCGCTGGCGTTCCATATGGTAATAGTGTAATAATGCCAACTGTCAATTTAACTGGAATCCCCGCTGGAGATTGGTATTTCTTTAGCAGAATGGTTAATTCATTGACCAAATCAACATACAGTCCAGCATCAACAGTATTTGCTTGGAATCCAATGACATTCCAATATTCTCAACGCTATTTATCTATTGCTTATGCTACTAGCGCAACTGGGGCTGGATTTACTTCAAATCCAAGAGGAATGACCTATTTTGGAATATTAAGCACATCAGCCGCAGTTTTTGACACAAATCCATCAGACTATGTTTGGTATCCAGCCAATCCTGTTTTTGGTAGTTCTGGAACTTTAAATTATTTATTATTTTGTAATCGTGGTAATAATTTAGTCAGTTTTGCTACAGGCAATGCCGCACCATCTAGCGGGTCTGCATTATTTGTACCAACAAATCCTAATTATGATCCTACCATTTGGCAAGGTTTAGAGGATGGGTATAATATTATTGATCTTAATGCTCGTACTGGTCAGCTTATCCAAACTGGTACTACCACAGTAGGTACTGGAGAAATTGCCGTAACGAATAATCCACAAGGTCAAGTTATTGCATCTTTGGCACAATTATTATCATTCCCTGGCGGTGCGGCAACATATACATCTTCTGTAGCAACATTAACAGTTGATGTTTATGGTCGTGTAGTTGGATTTCAAACGCCAGATAATTTTTATTACACAATGACAGCCTATGATGCTTCTGCTGGTCAAACTGTATTTAGCGTAACTAGAGGTACTGAATATTTATCTGGAAATTGCTGGGTATTTGTTAATGGATGTTTACTTGATACTAGCCAATATACGGATACTGGCGGTTCAACTGGAACAGTAACTTTATCAACTGGTGCAGTTGTAAATGATATTGTTACCATTATTTCATTTGCTTCTGTTAATTCATCAACTGGAACTTATAATTCATTTAGCAGAAATTCTGCCACATTAAGTAATGTTGGTTCTTATACAGCATCAGGGTTTACCCTAGTAAGCGGTAATGAATTGCTTTTCTTAAATGGTACAGTAATTAATGCTCAAGACTATAATATATCTGGTCAAACAATTAGCTTTGTAAATTCCGTTAGTGGCGATTTACAAATTTTGCAATGGACAAATAATAATCTTGGCGTACCAAATGGAACACCATCTAATACCGATGTTTATACAACTATTGGTCAATCGCTTTATCCATTTACATTTAATCCATTGGCATTTAACCTTTATAATAATGGGATATTATTATTGGAAACTGTAGATTATTCAGTAACTACTGGAAGCTATACTTTAGCACAGACACCAACAAGCAATTTGAATATATTGGTTGAGCAATCATTTAATAGAACAGGGGCAGTATGACACAAGCACTTAACTTAGCTAACTTTGCTAATACCTTAAATACGGCTGGACAAACTAGCAATTCAGGGCTACAAAATAGTTCTGTAACTGTAACGGCTGGTACGGGAATGTCAGGCGGTGGCGCAGTTGCATTAGGTTCATCTGTAACCCTTACCAATGCTGGAGTTACTTCCATTACGGCTGGTACTGGTATTTCTGTATCAGGCTCTACTGGTGGGGTAACTATTAATAATACGGCAACTTCTGCCTATGTAGGAAATAGGGGTCAAGCCTTCACATCTAACGGAACTTTCACAATACCGACAGGCGTTACTGCTATTAAAGTATCAATGGTTGGTGGTGGTGGTGGGGGTGGAGG